GAATTGCTTTTTGCTGTGGGGTTTGAGCTGCTAATTTCTCCTCTGCTGCTCTAACAGTAGCCTCTGCTTTTAGAGTGCATGTCTGCGTGGCTTCATCCCATGTCCCCCCTCTCTTTATACATTTCTCTCTCTCACTCTCTACGAAAGGTTCTTTTACTGCGGACACAAATTTTCTAATATTGTCTGCCATTATCCTGGTTCTAGTGTAGCCTCCACGTTATTTGGTTGAGGAGAAATTAATCCTGTGTTCTTCTCTGCATTATCCTGAACTACTCCACCTAATTGTGGGGGTCTGACGAATTTTACTTTGATTCCCATTTGATTCCATAAATCAGCTTCAAGTAATGCTTGTTCTTGAGTATAGATAGGCTCAAATGTTAAGAATCCTACCTGACCGCCTGCTTCTGTAAATCCTTCCGACGTTGCTATGATTCGTGGGACCCCTGCAGCTTGATAAAAGAAATTCTCCAAATATCTTATCCACTCTAGCCTATCCTTAGTAGAGATATTCCCACTTGGTTTGAGTTCTGCCAAGCCTTTTGGTAATACTAAAACCTCTCCTGTATTAACTGAATCCGAATATTGCTCAATAATTTTATCCCTCTTAGCAGCATTATCCGTATCAATCTCCAGAACCCCCATTGCGAGGTCTCTATGCTTAATCATCCGTTCGTCTTGAAGAGCCTCATTCCTTGCATCAATTACCCATTTACAAGCATCAATCATCGAAGTCCCGTGGATTTGGTCAGCCACTCTATCATTACATAGATGCAGCATACTTTTTCTTTCAACAGTCGTAAATTTATCATGACCTGTCCTCACTTCATATCTCTTAATCAATCCTTTCCCATCTACGACTATCCTCACTCTTTCCGGGGAGATTGGTTTAAGATTTATAAGTTTTCCGTCCTTACTCCTTATAATCTCCGCGAAGGCATCCCCAACAATCTTCTTAGTGACTATCAAGTTCCACATTAAAGACTGAAATGTGTCCTCCCCCCAGCCCTGCAAGTGTTCGAGTTCTACCTTAGTGATATTATCCTCAGGCTTCCAGCCTTTCCCTACCGTCCATGTTGCCAGTGCATCAATTGCTTTCTTTAATTCAGGAATGTTAAAGTAGTATCCTAAGTTTATTGTAGCATTCTTAAACTCCACAACTGTTTCCTTCCCTGCGGCATAGTCCAAACTCTCTGCATCCACTGAGTAATCTTTAACCGTGCTTGTCGTTCTCGTTACGTTTTTTGCTCCTAATTCTGCCATTATAAATCTACCTCAAAAGGACAATAGAACTCCATTTTAGTTGTTTGGTTAGAGTCTGTGCTAGGGGTGAGTGGCCATGTAGCTGTCCCATCCCTATTTAAAGGGTCATGCCCCCAATCTGCCTGACCCTGATTTCCTGAATTAAGAACCCCTGTTAAAGTTGCTTTAAGCCTTAATATGTCTCCTTTCTTAAACCTTGTTCTTGGGATGACAGACCTAATCGTGTAAAAGTAAAATTCCCCTGCTGTGTTTGACTGAGTGTTTGTCTTACTTGTGGTTGTGACTAGGACTGTTTCATCAGCCCCAACAAGTTTTATAACTCTTATTGTGAAAGTCCATGACCTGACTCCGGTTGAACTTCCGTTAAGATAGACTGGGATTGTAGTTGTGGCTGTGCCTCTCACTGTGACAGCTCTATTAAAAGCTGATAAATCAAAATTTCTTGTTTTAGAGGTGCCAGTGAGAACAGCGGTGGAAGTTATTGAGGAGCCAATTACTTGATTAGACATATGTTCAGTTTCAGATACGCTATCCTCTGCTAAAAAACAATGAAAATTAACTACCCCGGTTCCTTCCGCAAAAGTAGTCATATCATAAGAAGCCAAAGCCTTCGGAATGGCTGGGGGGAAGTTTTGAGGTAAATTGGAAGCCATTATTCCCCCATGAGGAAAGCCAAGGCTTTGTCTCTCTCCTTTAGTAATCCAAGATTTCTCTCAACAGTAGCCCAATTGAGATTAAATAAGTTAGTTACTTCATCAGAAGAATAATTACTAGAGTCATAATTTACTGCAAAGTTGGCAGCTAAAGAGCTGGCGGTATCCTCGAGAATCTTTGCCGCTCCGCTATCATAGTTTGCATAATTAGCCCCTAGAAATTCCCGAACTGCGCAGTTAATATAGGCTTCTGCCTGCAATATCAACTGGTCATATTGGGCATTAGTAATTTCATCACTTACGTTTATCCCGGCTTTGAGCTTGACAGCCCCAGAATCACACATATTGCTCATAATTTAATAGACTTAATCCAAATATTTAAACCTTTAGTTTTTCCCCCCCAAACTGCTCTGACGAGTCCTTCCGCAATATGGGTGTAATTCCCAAAGATTTTGAGGTGTCTTGTGCCTAAACTGTCGTTCGTATAGGCATACTGAACAGATTTGAGGGACTGAAATACTTTCTCATCATCAAGGAGATGAACCTTGCCTGTTTCCATGAGCATTTTTAGATTGGAGTAGAGTAGGGTCTTTTGCAGTTTCTTACCTCTCCCATCTTTATCTATTATCTGTTTGGAGTTATAGATTCCTATTGTCTTTCTCTTAGTGCTGTCATTCACAAGCAAATAATCAAGGACCCCCACCCCAAGCCCCTCACTATCCAATAGAATAGTGTTGAAATGAAAAGATTGGTCAAGCTGGATAATGTGTTTAGTTGTTTGGGATAGGAGTGTTTTTTTGTGAATCTCATTGTGAGTGTGGTAATAGTGTCCGGCTTGGAGGACGGCTATTTCGAAGGTAGTCTCATCTTCCCCCATTCTCGCGATATCCACTCCTAAGTAAGTAGTCTTATCCCCGGGGGCGGGTTTTTGGTTATCCATGCATGAGCGGATTAGGTCATCATCAAACCATTGCCGCATATCATCCAGAAACATCCCCATGTATTCCTGATTATACTCCATCTCAGATAATAGGCTTTTTTGATTGGCTAAGAACTTGAGGGCCTTATCTCTCTTCTCCTCAGTCCAGTCCTCTGTTATTTCCCGCTCCTTTATGACTTGCTCGCTTGTGATATTGAAAACCTGCCATCTTCCTTCTAGGTTCTCCCAGCACTTAAAGAAAAAGTTTTTTTCAGAAGTATTACCTACGAACTTCCCTCTTGGGGTGCTTGACATCCAAATCTGACCTGCAGTAGTCATTAAGGTAGGCATTGAAGCCTTCCACATGATTTCAGGCATACCAGAGGCCTCATCAATGTATAAAACGTTGCCTGTGAAGCCCCTAACCGCGTCTCCAGTGTTCCCCACTGGTCTTGAGATGACATGAGCCCCATTTGTAAGCCAAACACGGCTTTTTGTTGGTTTATTCTTGCCTTTTGCTATTAATTTCTTGTGATTCTTCTCTAAGTAGTCCAAAACCATGATGATGATAAGCTGGGCTTGGTCTTCGGTTAGGGAAACAACGATAATCTGATGTTTCGGATTGTTTAGCATATATCTGGCGATTTTGTGTGAAAAGACGGTCGTTTTGCCTACTTGTCTGCCTGTGTTGGCTAAAATATCTCCGGTAGTCCTCAGTATAGCTTCTTGCCATTTATCATATTTCATTCTTCCTCCAATTCCTTAAGTCTCTGGGAAGCAGTTAGGAACTCATAGCCTCGATTCTCCCTCATCCAGTTAGCAAACCATATCGGGTTCTTGTGGGCTGAGAACTTGCCGAACTGATGGCAGTGAACACATAAGGTCATGCCGTTTGATAGGTCATATTTGTATTTTAAAAAATTTTTTGGGATGATATGGTGTGCATTTAGGCGTTTTTTGTCAGTCCCACAGACTTGACAGCATTTATCCCTCTCTTTTACTGCCATAGCCCACTCGATAAGCTGTTTATCCCTCTTCATATCTATTAGAGTTAGGGGGACTTTTTAAACTTTTTTAAAAAATAAAAAAAGTTTCTGGGCGACTACCCCCCCCTTTTTCCCCCCCCTACTGAACGTCGGAGTTCCACAGGAAACATACCCACTACAACCTCTATTTCCTGTGGAAAGTTCCATAGGAAATGACCCCTATTTCCTGTGGAAAACCAGCGAAGAGCAATTCCGTGATTATAAGGCTGTTAAAAATCGTAGATTTTTAATGACGAAGAGCCTTATAAGCTTTGCGGTTGCTATGAGCTGGTATGAGATTATTCGTTAATCCGTTAATCCGTTCGCACATACAAAACGAACGAAATCTATATAAATATTAATCTCCTATCAACTGGATAACTTAATTATCAAGCTCCCTTGATAACTAAGAAGGCACTCCGATGATGTAAGAGGAGAAAAAACTGACTGATAATGAGCAGAATAGGTGCCCACTCCCATTAGTAAAATAATGAGTATCAACGTTTGAGAATGTGTGTGCGTGGTAATATAAGGAGTCCATAGGACTAAATGGCTATTTTCCGCCCACCGCAGTATTCAAAAGAAAGCTTCCGCTTAGACAAAAGAACAATACTACTACCCTTTCCGACGACAAAAAAGAATAGTTAGGGTTTTGTTTTGAAACAACACACACACAATAGAAACATTTATATAGCACACATTCTTGTGTGTTGTATGGCTAAATATCAATATTGCTCTAAACCTGAGAAATTAGATACTTTAGATATAATTATCAGCAAGTGCTCGGCTCAATCAGTTCCAGCATTGAAAAGTGAATTATATGCTTTTGCTCTAGAAAGATGGGGTTCTGAATGGCGTAAGTTTCTTGAGTATTTAACTGACTTGGTTTTATTGAAAAGAATTGTTGTTGATGGTGAGGAAGTATGGACTTATAAGCGTTGGAAGAAGATTGAGGTTGCGCGCTCTAAAGATTATCTTAAAATGAAAGATTTAATTTCTTCTTTTTCTTCCTCTTAGCCATGATTATAAAATGAAGGCTTTTACATCTATACATCCTAAAGTTGGATATTTCTCTGCAAATCTAATTAACGTTCCTCTGTGATTTTTGTTTAGATATTCCAAATAAGCCATCACTTCTAAAGCTGTGTATTTCCCTTCTTCTAATTCTTGTTTGATTCTTTCAATTTCCATGATTATAAAATGTGGGTAGGGGAATTAAACCCCTTGGCATTTCTGCAGCCACCCACATCCCAGTCTTTCCCGGTGTCAGGTTGCCTTTTAGGCTTTCCC